GCATGATTATCACCGGTAAACGCAAAGCTCGACTGTTAGCGTATAACCCTGACGTTATAGGCAAGGAAGAGTTGACCGTTATCGAGATTACTTACGAGAAATTAATCGGGAACAATATTCGCGCGAAGTTGCGAGCAGACTTGAAAAAGCGCTTGGCTTGTGGAGCCGTGGCGGACGAATTGGGGTTGGTTCGAACCCAAGCTTGAATCTATCCAAGGCTCTAGTTTTGAAAACATATTTACGTTTTTTGATATTCTTATTATACCACTATTGACAGTTCCCCCTGTTAGTGATATTATACCAATAGTAATTGTTCCCCTAATATCAGCGTTCCAAATTTGCTATTCTCTTAGGAACAATTAGAAAAAACGACCACATTGCGAGAGTGGTCGTTTTTAGTTTGTATGAGTAATATTTTGCGACATTAAAATCTAAGGCTATAGTTGAGTTCGTGCCTATCTAAAAGAATATATCTTATCTTTTTCTAAGTGGTATAATTTATCGAATTCGTTATAGACTACTTGCATTTTATCGTCGGTTATATCTGAAAACTTTGGTTTGTGTAAACTGCCAACTCTGATTCGTTCGCCCCACTCTTTTGCAGCCTCAATTCTGTCCATAGCTTGCTGTAGCGTTGGGAGTGGTGGCTCTTCGTGGTTGGAGTGCCACCAATCATGTTGGTCAACAAACATTGGGAATTGGTTAAACTCTAAATCACGGCACGTTTGGTATATAGCTAGACAACCAAACTTGCGTTTAGCGTGGCAACCGTGATGGTTGTTTTTGCTCTCCTTTTTATTTGGGTTCAACCTTGTTTCGATAAGTTCGTAATTATTTGGGTCATCTGGGAACCCTGAAATAGTTGGTGTTGGCTCTGAGTATCTGTAAATCGTCGCTGGAAATGTTTTAAACTTCGCCACTACTAATTAACCCACGTTTTATTAACTCTTGATCAATCATCCATCCAAAATGCTCAAGTGAATCATCATCATTCATTATACTTTTAACGGTGTATTTAAACTCCTCATCGTCCATAATACTTAAACTATACGGTGACAATACCATTTCGCTAGGTTGAAACTCTCTAATCAATTCGTCCTTACGTAAACAAAAAGCCCCCGGATTTTCGGGAGCATTCTCGTCATGTAAAAGGCAATTTTCGCAGCCTTTAGACATAATTAGCCTTTAATAGCCTTGCCGATAGCGGAGATTAAGTGCGACACGACGTCATAAAAGCCGTTTGCCGCTAGCCCGATTGCAATACCGATAGTCACTACCGTGCTAGGGTCAGCCTTTTCATAATAGCCTATGCCACCGATTACAATTGCCATAACTATCCATGAGATAGTCTTTGGGTAGCTCGAGGTCAGCTCGACCGGTATAGCCTTGATTATCTGTGTTATTAACACGATAACTGCCGCTAGCGAAACAAACGTCTCTAATCTAATCCATTCTATAATTTGCATTTTCCCGCCTTTATTTTTTCGATTTAGTTATTAACTTTGATAATACACCTAAAAATAGACGTAGTAAATACATAAATGGGTTTTCAGCCTTAATTGGTTCGTCATTTCCCTTAGTAGGTTCCGCAACAGTGGTAGTAGGTGGTGTCACTGGAGTTTCCTTAACAGGCTCTTGGTTTGCCTTAGCTGCTTCTTCGGCAATTCGGGTTGCTTCCTGAGCCGCTTTTAATTCCTCAGCCGCTTTGTTAGCTGCATAAATCCTAGCCCTAGTCAAGATCAAGTTAGCGCGCTCCTGCGAAGCCGCCAAATCGTTACGGACAAAATCAAGCGAATAGTTCAAGTAATGGTTAATTCCTTCATCGTCAGCTGGTCGGTCTAGTATCTCAAGATATAGAGCTTTGATTTGATCGATAGTAGCATTCGATGAAACTGGTTGTGGAGCCACTACTGCACCGCCAGCCCTCGTATAAGCTCGCCACGTGTCATCATCACCAAAGAATATATCTAAATCTAAATCACCGCCCCATCCAGCTAAGTGACCGTTAGAAGTCCATTGCCACATACAGTAGCCTTGAGCCCACCAATTAACGCTTGGGTAATCACCAGCTAGGGTCATATCGTAATCGTAATCATCAATGTTATCTCGGTATCGAGCAACCCATAGCCCATAGTCAGCGTTAGCCACACTTGACCAATCATAACTATTCACAACTGATTCACTCATATAGATAACTGGCTTTACGCCTGTTCGAGCATAAACGTGGTCGAGCCATTGTTTAGCCCAAGCTACGTTATTTTTAGGCTCACATTCCCAATCGAGAACTAACATAGCTTCACCGATATAACCTTGAATATTGTCAACAAAGAAATTAGCTTCACTTATTGGGTCGTTATAATCTGGTCGGGCGAAGTGATACACACCTAATAATTTACCAGCTGCTTTAGATTCTTGGTAACTAGCGTTACAGTCAGGGTCAATATAACCTACGCCCTCAGTAGCTTTGAAGATAATAAATGCTGCGTTGATAGTTGCATCTGGTAAGCCAGATTGCCATTTGCTTGTGTCAATTCCGTTTAACGACATTTTGTTGCTCCTTTTAATCTTTTAATTTAAAAATAAGTTGAATGATCAAAAACAATGTGCCTAGACCTACGGATATCAAGCCAGCTATTCTCATAATTTTAGCTACAATCGCCGCGATGCGCTTGTTGACTTCCATGTTGAGCTTTTTTTCTTCAGCTATACTCTGGATAGTCGGTATTAAACCAACCAACGGCAATAATTGCTCATATATAGAATTTTCTTTGGTACAGCGAGCCTTGAACATTTTTTTCAACTCGCCGACTTCTTTTTCACCCTCGATACTCATTAGCTCATCTCTTTTAACTGATTTTTCCATCACACGTCTTTCAATTTATTTTAAAGTTGTTTGTCTTATTATACCTACTGCACCATATACTACGTATCCGGCGAAGACCAGGAAGGGAGTAAACCAGTCCATACTAGCCTCTTATCCCTTTATCTCTTTTTCAATAGATATCATCATCAGTCCCTTAACTTGCGCTTATTAAGTGTCCGCTAAGCTGTCCCATTGTCATAGACTGTCCTAAATCATTGAAGTTAAATAATTCTACATAATCACCGACAGCAAGTTGCATGTCGAGTCCTATAGTAGAACCTATATACCCAGTATTATTAGTGTTATCAGTACCATCTTGAAAGAAAGCCCCATTTTTCCAAATACCAATTACAACACGTCGAGCTGCCCCAATAATATTCGTTTTAGTCATACCATCAAAATGATAATAACCGGCTACGGTGCAAGTGAACCGCTGGAGTGTCGTATTAAAATTGTTACCTGTATCATAAACTTTAGTATTTAACGGTACTTTAGTACTTGTATTATTAGCGAGTGTCCACCCTGAATTAAAGGCTGTTGTTACATAAAACTTAGTAGAGTTTTGTATATTAGCACTAGAAGTTGCACCCATAGGACGGATAATGTTACCAAGGCTGTCTGAGTTTTGGCTCTGAACAACGCTTGTAATAGTCGAACCATTTGTAATAATTTTGGCAAGACGGATAGAATTGGCGGCAAGAGCTGGTGAAGTAGCGTTATTAGCCACTTCAGTGTAGACAATCGTAAACACGTTTGTAGTTGAGTTGCGGAGAATATCTACATAGGTATCTTTTGAAGCTGTGAAGGTTCGTGAAGTAATATCCGCGATAGTACCGCGAATAGTGTTTTGAAAACCTATCAGAGATTCCATTGCTCCATTTAAGCCACTGACTAGTGTCCAAATACCACCGCTCTGAATATGGTCAGCCACATTTGGAATAGCGGTGTTTTTTATTGTACCGTCATCATTGAGTGACTGGCTCAAGATGTTAAAGATATTATTTGCCCACTCCGTAATAGGACGGATAACAACGATATCACCAACTAAACTGCCCCGAGTATCTACGTACCCAGGGGCTATTGCATCGATGACTAGTTTACCGGTATCGACATGCCCGGCGAAGTCTACCGCAGTAGTTTCAGAGATTATTGTAATTATTTCACTAGTGACAGGATCGGTAAAGGTGTGAGGCGCACCCATCGATCCATAAAACTTAGTTGGAACACCTGTAACGGTGTTTACGAGAATATCAGATGCGCCAGGAGATCGAACATTTTGAACCGTCATTTGGCTCGCATTTCCGGCGCCGTTACTTCCTGGGATATAAGCTATTGATTGCATGTTTCTATTTAACACTATTTATGCTTTAAAAACAATGTATAATAGAGGGTGATGAAATCAGTCTGCAAACAAGAAAACTGTAATAAAAAGGTAAGACAACTTGGGTTATGCCCTGGTCATGCTTCTGCGTATTATCGTCGTAAAAATAAAAAAAAGGCATTAGAGTATCTTGGTGGTCAGTGCGCACACTGTGGGTCAACTGACCGAATGGAGTTTGACCACATAAACCACAAAGAAGTAGACTTTAGGATAAGCCAAAACCTTGCAGCTTCCTGGAAGACTCTCAAAAAAGAATTGGATAAATGCCAGCTACTCTGCCATACCTGTCACTAGATCAAAACGTGCAAGGATTTAATCAAAATATCTCATAAGCTAGTACCTCATGGTACAACTAATTCTTATAATAACTACGGTTGTCGTTGTGACTTGTGTAAGGCGGCGTGGGCTGAATACATGCGCAAAAAAAGAGGGCGTTAGCCCTCTCTCTTTGTTTACAAGCTCATATTAAGAGTTTGTGCGTTCTAGGGTAGCAATCGCTTTGGCTTTCATGCCGAAAATGAATACATCACCACGAGCGCGAAGTTGCAACTCAGAGCCGCCATGACCAGGTACATCTTTGATAAGTTTCATGCCACTTCCAGTAGCAGGATCCATCTTAGGTGTAGCCTTGACAACTGCTCGCTTATCTACAACGACAACGTCGATGTAAGCAGCTGGGAAGTAAGTGTCATCAGTTTCAACAACTGCAACACCGTCAAGTTGACCAAGAACGCCGTTTTTGCTGGCTTCGTAACCAAGATTCGAACCATCGAAGGTAGTAACGAGGGCTTTTAGGCTATCGGCAAAACCAAATGGAATGAACGCGATCATGTTTCCTGGTGTACCACCACGCTTTTTAACAACTGAAACAGTGTTAAAGAATTTCAACTTAATGTTGTCAGTCGTGCTGTTCCAAGAGACCTTGTTAGCAGCTGGACGAGCGGCAACGATTTTAGCCAATGCGTAAGCGTCGAAGTCAGGGATAAATTTCTCATAAACCCATGATCGAGCAAACTTACTAGCTAGGCTTGCAACAGGTGTGTCCTGCTCAAGTGTGTCCTGGATACGAAGGAATTTGTACTTGTTATAAGCAAGTGTCATATCCTGGTCGCCAGTCTCAGCGAGTGTTACAGTTTGTGAAATAGCTGTTTCGTCGTAAGTTCCGAGGGAGCTACCACTGATGTCGTAGTTTAAGAGCTTAACTGTTGATGCAGACGTAAAGTCAACACCGTTCGCGTTCAAGTGACGAGCCACGTATGATGCAATCTCAAGTGGTTTATCAAGGATTGACGCGGTTTTGATTCCGTATTTAGATGCCATGGGACAATTTCCTTAATTAAATTTTAATGTGTTTGTCTCGTCTAATCTGTTATTGATAGAATAAACTATTTGTTGAGCTTATGCAATAGGGTATAAGTGTTATACTAAAAATAATGAATATTCCATACCACAGATTACCACTGCGAGATTACCAACAGGACATACGCGAGGCGTATAACGACCCTACCATCGACGAAATGCTCGATGTTATTGGTCGTCGTGGTGGCAAGACCACCACTATTTTCAGTGAATGTATAGTACCCGATTTAGTTCGTGAAGTCCAAACTATAGTAGCAGTATACCCAACTGCAAAAATGGGTTTTCGGAACTTCTGGAATAACATCGAAAATGATGGTTTCAAAACCCTCGAACATATCCCGAGAGGGTTAATCAAACGCCAATCTAATGATGAAGACGACATGCGTATCGAGCTAATAAATGGCTCGGTTTTCATGTGCGTGGGCGCCACTAACACTGAAGCATTGCGTGGTGCTAACGGTAAAGTTTATTGGTTCGATGAGTTCGCTGACATGCCAATCGAAGCGGTGAACGTCGTGGCGCCTATTACAGAAGCTAATGGTGGTAAACGAGTTTACACTGGTACCCCAAAGATTGATGGCATCAACGGTGAGACTATGCGTCGTATGCACGAAAGCTTTAAAAAGGATCCGACTAAATACACCTGTTACATTGACGCCACTCACTATATGACACCAGCCCAACTCGAGAAGGTGAAAGCTGGTTATATCCTCCGTAACGGCAACGACTTCAAGTACAAGCAAGAAATGTTGCTCGACTGGGGTCAGTCCTCAAGTGCCAGCTATTATGGTCAAATTATGAGCGCCAAGGATAAAGATGGGTCTATCGGTGAGTGGGGCTATAACAAAAATTACCCAGTCTTTACCGCCTGGGATCTTGGTAAAGCCGACGCAATGGTAGTTTTATTCTTCCAGTATTTTAAGGGTAAACC